GTGGCGCGAACGTGTCGGTGGTGGTCGGGTACCGCCTACCCTTGATTCGTGGCAACGCAACGAACTGGAGTTGGCCGCGGTAAGCGGCGCGAACCGATTGAGAAGAAACGTCGACGCGGTGCGGAGATTCGTAACGCTCTGCCTGCGGTACCGGTGCCTGAGTTTGCCCTGGCGACGATCAACCTGACCGATGTGCCGAAGCCTCCGGCCACGTTGGACGAGTTCGGTCGTGCGTACTGGTCGATGTTCTGGGATGCGGGTCGCAGGCATCTGAGCGAGAAGCATGACGCAGCTCTCATCGAGCGGTTGTGTTTGGCGTGTGAGCAGGTGGCGCGGATTGAGGCGTGGCTTGGTACGGATGTGTCACGCTGGTTCTATGAGACGGCGAACGGGCAGATGGTTACGCATCCGCTCATCAAGCAGAAGACTGAACTGAATGCGCAGATTACGGCTTGGCTATCGTTGTTGGGGTTCACACCGTCTGACCGGGCTCGTCTCGGTCTCGCCGAGATAAGGGTTGCTAATGAGCTCGATCAGTTCCGTCGTCGCAACGCCAAGGTGGTCGACGCCGAGGAAGTTCCAGCAGTCTGACGGGCAGCGTGTCGTTGACTTTGCGTCGACGTTCATGCATGTATCCAAAGGGATTCGTGCTGGTCAAGCGTTTGAGTTGACTGCTTGGCAGCAGCAGTTGATTCATGCTCTGTATGAGCGGAGGCCGAATGGGCTGCTTCGATACCGGCGCAGCTTGATTGGTCTTGGTCGTAAGAACGGGAAGTCGTTGCTGGGTTCGCTGGTTGCGCTGTATGGGTTGATTGAGGGTGAGCATGGGGCCGAGGTGTATTCAGCGGCTGGTGATAGACGCCAGGCGCGGGTGGTGTTTGATGAGGCGAAGTGGCAGGTTCAGCAGTCGCCTGCGTTGAGTGGGATTTGCAAGGTGTATCGGGATGCGATTGAGGTGCCGTCGACGCACAGCGTGTACCGGGTGTTGTCGAGTGACGCGAAACTTCAGCAAGGTCTGAATGCGTCCACGGTGGTGTTCGATGAGTTGCATGTGCAGCCCAACTCGGAACTGTGGGATGCGTTGACGCTGGGTTCGGGTGCCAGGCGTGACCCGCAAATCATTGCCATCACGACTGCCGGCTACGACATGTCGAGTATCTGCGGGACGCTGTACGCCTACGGGCAGAAGGTGTGTCGTGGTGAGGTTGAGGATGATGCATTCGGGTTCTGGTGGTGGGAAGCACCGGAGGGTTGCGACATGAATGATCGTGATGCGTGGTTGCAGGCGAATCCGAACCTGGCTGAAGGTCTGCTCGACATGGAGGACATGGAGATTGCGGTGCGTCAGACAAGCGAAGTGAGCGTGCGTCGATACAGGTTCAATCAGTGGGTTCGTACTGCTGAGGATTCGTGGTTGCCGCAGGGTGCCTGGGAGTTGTGTCGTGATGCGAGTGTGGAGCTTCAGCCGGGTGCGCCGACGTGGGTTGGTGTTGACATGGCGTTGAAGCGTGACACGACCGCCGTGGTGCTCGTTCAGCATGTTGAGGGTCGTGTGGTTGCCAGGGCGAAGATTTGGTTGCCTGAGGGTGGCGTGCTCGATGTGGCTGCTGTCGAGTCCTACCTGCGTGAGATTGCCCAGCAGTACGACATTCAGGAGATTGCGTTCGACCCGGCATTCTTTATGCGTACCGCCGAAGTTCTGGCTGAGGATGGCTTTCCGATGGTTGAGTATCCGCAGTCACCGCAACGCATGGTGCCAGCGTGCGGGAATCTGTATGAGTTGATTGTGAATCAGAAACTGGTTCACGATGGCAACCCGATATTCTCCGACCAAGTGTTGTCGGCTGCGCAACGTGTCAAGGACAATGGCTGGACGTTGAGCAAGGGTAAGTCGAAGCGGAAGATTGACGCTGTGATTGCGTTGGCGATGGCTACGGATCGGGCGACTACGACACCGGTTGAGGAGCCGACACCGGGTTTCTTCGTGGTGTGACTACGATTGTTCGTCTAACCTAGGAGGTCAGGATGGTCGTCGTTGTGCTAGAACTTCTCGGAATCGTTGCCCTAGTGGCAGCGGGCTTCCTCGTGTCACCAGCCCTCGGGGCGATGGTGTTCGGTATCGCCTGCCTCGGTGCAGCGTTCGCGTTGTCTCGCAGTGTTGCGAAGGACGATAAGAAGTGATTTTCGACCGTCTGGTTCCGAACCGTCAGCAGCGTGACGAGGAGCGTGCGATTTCGTTCCAGTCGCTGTTCGCGCTCGGCGACGGATACACGTTCACGACGAACTCGGGCGTGTATGTCACGCAGGAAGATTCACTCAAGATTGGGTCGGTGTACGCATGCGTGCGTCTGATTGCCGACACGATCGCCAGCCTCCCTGTCGATTCGTACATCCGCCAAGAGGGTGTGCGGTTGCAGTATCGCCCACGGCCAGCATGGCTTGATGCACCCGACATCGGTGTCACGAAGGACGACCATTTCCAGCAGGTGCTCGTCTCTCTGTTGTTGAACGGCAACAGCTTCACTCGCATCATCCGTGACGAAGAAGGCGAAGTGCTCGCCTTGTCGGTGTTGAACCCGCAGCGCACCGAGGTGCGCCGCGACGGTGCAGGTCGCCTGTTCTACGTCCACGACGCCAAGGACCGCATCGAAGATGTCGACATGATTCACATCAAGGACTTGGTGCTACCGGGTGAGTTGCGTGGCAAGTCACGCATCGACTTGGTGAAAGAGAATCTTGGTTTGTCGCGTGCGCTGGAAGAGTTCGCTGCACGCTTCTTCGGTCAGGGTTCATCAACGACCGGCATCATTCAGTTCCCCGGCAATCTGTCGCGTGAGCAGGCGAAGAATCTTGTTGATGCATTCGAGGACGGTCACAAGGGTCTGCGTCGTTCGCATCGCCCAGGCATCCTGTTCGGTGGCGCGACGTTCCAGAAGACGGGTGTTGATCCGAACGAGTCGCAGTTCTTGGAGTCGCGTCAGTTCGCGGTCGAGGAGATTGCGCGTATTTTCCGTGTGCCGCCGTCGATGATTGGTGTGACGACGCCGGGTGCGATGTCGTATGCGTCGGTTGAGGCGAATCAGTTGCATTTCTTGCAGCACACGCTCACGCCGTATTTGTCGAAGATTGAATCCGAATACAGCGTCCTGCTCGCCGGTCGTGCGTTCATCCGATTCACCACTGCAGGATTGCTGCGTGGCGACATCGCGGCCCGCAATGCCTCATACCAGTCAGGACTCAACAACGGATATCTGTCAGTCAACGACGTGCGCCGCTATGAGGACATGTCGCCGATTGATGGTGGCGACGTGTACCGCGTACCGCTCACCAACATTGACATCACCGCAGCGAACCTCGCCGACTTAGATCGCAAGTCGGCCATCGCCCAGCGGTTGATTGCGTCAGGTTTCCAGCCTGCTGCCGTGCTCGCAGCTCTCGACATGCCAGAGATCGAGCACACTGGTGTCCCGACTGCGGCACTCCAACCGGTGTCGGCCATCAACCCTGTCGCACCCGCAACCGTGTACGACGCAGGCACACGCGAACTCAACCTCAACATGCCCGAACAAGTCATTCATGTCTCACCGCCTTCGGTGCATGTCGAGCCACCCGTCGTCAACTTGCCAGAAACCGTCGTCAACGTCAACGTCCCAGAACAGCGCACCGTGGTGCGTCAGGTGGTTCGTGGCGAGGATGGTCGCATCACCGAAATCGTGGAAAGGGTTGAGGACTAATGGCAACGGGCATCTCTTCGTATCTCGGGAACGCATGGCTTGATGCGGTTGGCAACAACACTTCTTTCGCGGTGACGACCGTGTATGTCAAACTGCATGTCGGTGATCCGGGTGCGAACGGCACATCAAACGCAGCGACGGAAACGACACGCAAAGCGGCGTCGTTCGCAGCCGCTTCGACGGGCGCGATCGCATCTGATGCCGCAATCACCTGGACGAACATCGCCGGCTCGCAAGACGCAACACACTTCACCGCCTGGGACAACGAAACAGCAGGAAACTTCCTCTTCTCGGGAACCATCACCGCGAACGCCTACACCGCGGGCGACACGTTCACGATCTCCTCGGGCGCACTCACGGTCTCGCTGACACTCGCATCGTAAGCGGCCAGCATGGTCGCACGGTTCTACCTCGACCAGTCAGAACTTGACGACGCCGACGTAGGGCTCGGCGGTCCGTCGCCAGCGTTCGTACTTGACACCTCGACGCTCGACCAAGGCGTGCTCGATGGCACGACGTTCACCACACCCGCGACCGGAGCTGCGACCCTCGGCGGTTTGTCGGCGTCGGCTACTGGCACGATCACACCTGTCATCACCGCAACCGCTGACGCACCACTCGGCGCACTGTCGGCTGAGGTTGCCGAGGTCAATGTTGAGGTGGTGGCGGATGCGACGGCTTCGCTTGGCGGGTTTGTTGGTGTGGCGGATGGTGTCGTCAGCGTGGCTGGAGAGGCGTCTGCGGAGCTCGGAGAGGCGACTTCGGCGGCAACTGGTGTCATCACCGTCGTCGCCTCAGCAGAGGGCCTCCTGGGCGGTGTGGTGGCGTCGGCTGATGGCATCGTGTCGGCGGATGCGGTTGGTGATGCGCCGCTTGGCGGGTTGACCGCTTCGGCGACTGGAACGGTGACGCCGCAGCCGACTCCGCCGCAACCGCAGCAGTTTGTTGGTGGTCAGCCGTATCGGCAACGCAGGCCGCGACCGAAGAAGGTTGAGCCTGTCGTTGAACTTGTTCCTGAGATTGTGGTGGTGCCGACGAAGACGGTGCTTGCGTATTGCACGCCGATTGTGGCGAGTGTGAATGCGTCTGCTGTGGGTGATATTACGTTCGTCGCCGAAGAGGACGACTTGCAAGTATTGTTGATGCTCTGAGAGGTGAGTAATGCCATTTACAGCTGCCAGTTATGTGTGCAACAGCGGGACTGCAATCAAGATTGTTGCTGCGTCGGCAAACCCGCAGCATGTGGTCGTGCACGCACACAACCATCAAGGCAATGATGACATCTTCGTCGGTGATGCTTCGTTGGGTACTGCGTTGAACGGGATTCACATTC